CTGGATCTAATCTATTTATTTTATTTGCAGCAACTTTCATTGCTTCTAAACGAGATTTTTTAGAATAGTATTGTTTAACACCATTTTTTTGCAATTCTTGATTATAATATTGAATAAAAGCAGGTTGATTTTCAAAAATAAAATCTTGGTTGTATTCGTCAGTTGAAAACAATTCCTCTAATAATTCGTTAGCTTCTCTTTGGTTGATTTCCTCTTGTATTGATTGTTTTGATTTTTTTTGTATATCTTGAATTTGTTTTTTTGATAACTCTTCTGGCGATAAATAATCATTATCATCATAAACAGGTTCATTTAAACTAGCTAAATCAAGATTAAGTTCTTTTGCAAGATGTTTGATAGTTTCAACAGGGTTTGTTTCAAGATTTTTTAACAAATTGCTTACATTATCTCTTTCTTTTTTTAAATTGCCATTTTCTAAATGTAGCCTGTCCTCACGGGCACGCTGTTCTTTGGCAAATTTAATTGTTTTTGCCCTGTCGTCAGGGTTTTGTATTGTCTTGACAATCGCCACCAAATCTTTTGGTAATCCTGATAATTCTTTATCAATATTAACTTCATTTTGGCTTTGTTTCTCAATTTCGGTTTCTTCTTGTGCAGTGTTTTCTTCGGTTTCTTTTTGCTCAACAACTTCTTCAGTATTATTTTGTTGTTGTGTATAATTTGCTATGTTTTCTTTAAATTCTTTTTCAAAATTATCAGTCATAATGTTTTAATTAATTAATAAAAATACTAACTATCAAGTATTCGATGCCCTGATTGTTTTAAAGCATCTAAATAAGTTTTTTTAGTAGTATATCTTTTGCCATCAGCATGGTTATAAATTGATCCATATTTATTAATATAACCATCAACAGTTAAATCTTCTTTTGTAGAAGAGTTTTTTGTAGAAGAGTTTTGATATTTGTCAATTTCTATCCAAACTGCTTTACCATCAATAATTTCTAATCTTTTTACAGTCATAATTATATTAAAGTATTTTGATTTGCATTGCGAATTTGCTCGTTAATAAGTTCAGTTCCAGCTTTAGTTTTTATATCTAGTCTATTACTTTCTCTATCGGCTTGTTTATTAGCATCATCAAATTGTAATTGTTGCTCAAATTGATCTTGTTTGATTAAAGCTGTGGCTTTGTCAACATTTACTTTTTGTTGTTCTATATCTAATCTTCCCATAATCTCTTGTTGTTTTAACTGCAATTCTTGTTGTTGCAATTCAATTTGTGCTTGTGCTAACATAGCTTGTGGGTCTGGTTTTTCTTCTACTGGTTGCTCTTCTCGTAAATAATCTTCTAAATTTCTGCCTACTTTTAATGGTTTAGATGCAAAAATTATCATTTCACTTAATGCTTTTTTGTTAATTATACCAGTTTGCACGGCAGGTGCCAAAGCTTGCAATGTTTGTGAAATTGTGCGGACATACTCCATTCTATCCATTTTTTCTTGGTTTTGGTCTATTTTAATAGTGCTGTCAGTTTCAATGTCAATTGAAATACATCTCATTTTATCATCTTTTAAAATTTTATTTAATTTAGGTAAATTTTTTAATTCTATTACAAAACCTTTTAATTGTTCTTGCAAGTCTTTTTTTGTTTTTTCTAAACCAACTTGTGCTTGTTGTTCTAACATCATAAGTTTTTGTTGATAATCAGGATCTTGCGGGTTTAATAAATCTATTGCTTCTTGTTTATTAATTTCAATTGTTTGTCTAGCATTATTTAAAATCAATCCAACATCAACAATTTTTAAACCAGTTATTTTGATTATTTCTACTAATGGCAATTTTTCAACTGCAAGTTCAGTTAATAGTCTAATTGTGTCTCTTATAGTAAATTCTACTTCTTTTTGTAGTGGTTGTATTCTAGAAATAGCAAAATTGCCTTTTAATTGTTGTGCTGTTGCTGTTTCACTAGCAACTGTAGCTCCTCTAAGAATATCTGACAATCCAGTAATCTCTTGAATATCAATTTTTAACTGTGTTTTTTCATTTCGTAAAATAGTAATTGTATTGGCAATTTCAGTTAATGGTTTAAATACAATTAATTTTCTAGCATCGTCAATATTAGCAGTTGTTTGTAATGCGCTAAATTCCCCATCTTCGCCGTTCATTATGTTTTCAATGTCTTTTTGTTCGGCAAATGAAGTATAAGCACCAGTAAATTTTGCTTGGTCGGTTAAATTTACTATCCTATCGTGCAATCTGCTTAAATCTTCGGCTAAATTTTTATATTGTTTATAAAGAGGCGAAGGTAATAATGATCTATTTTCATTTAATCCCATTGGCATTGGAATTGGGAAAAAGTTTTTTAAATTATAAAATTCTTTTTCGCTATTTAATACTGCACCTTCGCCGGCAAAAGTAATAAAATGGCAAATTTGATTTTCTTTATCCCAAATTTCCCATACTTCGCATAATTGGAAAATTTCGTTTTCTTGTTCTTGTTGTGGTAGATGTTCAAATTTTGTGTTTGACATTTTAACTTTTTTACCTATTTCTTCGCCAAAATGATCTATTAATTCAACTCTTGAATAGTATTTTTTAAAAGCTATCCATCTTACCCGCTCCCATTCTTTTTCAGTAGATTTTAAAAAATGTTGATAATCAACAAATTCTAATTTAAAACTCTTTTTTTCTTCATCTACATCATAAAAAGTCTCTTCTTCTTCGGTTTCAATTTCTTCTCCTTCTTCGTTTTTAATTGTCTTTTTCTTTTTACTTTCAATAGGTTCAGGTGGCACAAATACAATTCTAGGAATTCCTATGCCTTGTATTAAATAAGCATCTCTTATTTTTTCAATTTGATTTTCAGCATTACTTTCTTTTAGTAAATAAGTAATTAACCGCTCTATAACTTCACTTGCAATTCTTGAAATCTCATCGTCTTTAAAAAAAGATTGTGTAATATTGACTTTGGGCAATTTAGAAAATAGCAAAGGTTTTAATGTTTGTGTATTGCTCCAAAATATCGGGTAGCTTTTTTTAGCGTATCTATCGTTTTCGCCATCATAAATATTTTGAAACTCTTTTGCTAATTCTTTACTTTTTTGATGATATTTAATAGAATTTTCAATTTCTTTTTTCCAAATCTCTATAAGAGCCTCTTTGCCTTTTTTATCAGTTAAATCTTTTTGTGTTTCCGCTGAGTTTTGCATGAACAAGTTTTATAATTAATAATTATCAATTATTTATGATAATATTTTTTTTTATTGTTGTCAATCATTTTTTTTATTATTTTATCAACTTTAAATCTTTCAGCTTCCATTTCTTCAAGTGTTTTAGGTTTTTCAAGCTCGGCAGGGGTTATTGGTCTAGTCATGCATAAATACCTTAAAGTATCAACGGCATGATCTTCTAAATCACTGTTTAAATCTTCTGGCTTTGTTGTATCATATTGCATTAAAGGTAAAGTTCTTAACAAGTTTTTGCAAGTTTTAGTAATATATAGCAAAGGGAAGCCATCTTCATTGCCAGTTAATCTTGCCCTTATTTGTTGCCAACCATTAACTCGTTTATTATCGGCTTCATGCCAACCTACATTTTGTTTTGCAAATTGATTTGCTATACTTTCGCCATGGCTAACATCGAATATTGCAGGATCGGCAACCATTATGTCCATTTTCTCATCTTGTTGCATTTGTTTTAATATTTTAGCTATTTCAGGGACATTTATTTTTAAGCCTTCATTAGCCTTTCCAGTGCAACCATAAAATTCTCTATAAATAATAATCGCCCCCTTTGGAAAGGATCTTTTTGTATTACCACAATTAATAAGCGATCCATCACTAACCGCTCCCCATAATATGCAAAATGGTTTAGAATAGCCCCAGTCAAAAGCCCTAATTTTAGTCCAATGTGCGGGAATTGTTAAAAAATCAATACAATGTTTAGCAGGATCGTAGTTATCAAAATAAGCTCCTTCAATAGCATTCCAGTCACCCTCCAACATTGCCTTTGCTAAAGCTCCCCCAAGACCAAGTAATTTATCGGCGTACAACGGATCGTTTTTAACAAGTATAGGATTGTCGCTTAACCTAGCAGGTATGTATTGTCTTATCATGCCCCCTTCACTATTAGGCATCTTTCTTAATTCTAAAGGTTCGCAGTTATCAATAAACATTTGCTTCACAAATTCATGTCCTATGCCACCGGGGTTGCTACCACATAAAATTAAAGGCAGTTTATGTTTTAATTTTTTAGGAACCTCTACACCACCAAGTCTTGCTCTGCCTCTTAAAAACTTATAGATTTTTTCTGTAAAGTGAGTAAGTTCGTCAATTAGAATAACCTGCATTTCAGCTCCTTGATATTTAAACACATCTTTTTCATGTTGACAATGGCACAAGTAGATCTTTGCCCCGTTATAAAATGTAATCTCCTCCTCTGTGATTTTAACTTGTTTTGTTTTAATCCAAGGAGCTAGTAATGATCTAAAACCAGTCGCCCCTTCCATATGATTTTTTATTAGGTCAGCAAATACTCGTCTAAATAGATAAATTTGCAAATTAGCAACATTAAAAGCAAGCATTATCGCAATAACTAGCATTGCATGAGACTTACCGCCACCAGCAGACCCACCATAAAGGATCTCGGTTGCAGGCGAAGTCCAGCAAATCGATTGTTTCTCTTGCAATTCAAAATCAACAATTGTTTTCATAAAA